ATGGAAGTGGACACAGTTGAAAAAGACCTGCTTAATGTTGAAGATTTAGACGCAATAGTACATTACATCAGGATGTGTTATACATCAGAAGATTGGGAAAGACTTCTAAGGTTGACAGAGCATTTATATATGTGTGCCAAGTCAAAATATGAAGCAACTTTTAACAACATAGATGAGAATATACATAGTAAAGAATTAAAACAACCTCTGGTATTTTACTACGGTTACAGCCACCTAATGCGTGGTGTAGCACATCTAAAGATGCAAAATTACACAGCCACCCAGGACTGTATTGAAAAATACTCCGAGTTAGGTTGGTTTAACGGATTAGATAAGGATGGGCTTGAAGTAGTAGAAAATTTCAAACTCCTTGCCAAACTAAACCAATACGAATTACAAATGTTTAAAGGTAACAAGCACATTATTCCTGAGTATATAAAATTCTTAGAAATATCCCCGGAAGATGATTGGCTCCCGGCTCATGTCTCAATCGTCGAAGCAGCCTTACAGTATGGGTGGGACATTGATTCTGAGTTAGCATCCATGAATCAGCATAGTGCATCATTCGCAGAACTAGAGGATTACGGAAATATTTTTCAATTTATTGACTATTCTTATCATTTAGCCCTGTATCACCTAAGAAAAGATAAGTTCGTCGATGCATTAAAATGTTTGCTACAGGCATTGGAATCCTCCATTAAAATAGAAGATGGTAAATACTTCAAACGGTGTGTAGCTCTATTCGAGGCGTTTAGAGGTTTTGCTACCCCGTCTCAGCTTGACAGTTACACCCTGATATTTAAAAAAATTCTGGAAGGGGAACTGAAAAATGAAAAAGGTATTTATTACTTTGACAATCGTATTAGGTTTGATCATCCTCACACCACCCATTAATACGGGGTCTGGTTCAATCACAACTGATAGTCATGGAATATTCTAATAATATTTAGTGTAAATAACGACTTCTTGCGGGGTCGTTATTTTTATTTTGTGAATATTGTCTTAAATTTAGAAGAATAGTTCCGAAGAATCATTTTCCAAAATGTTTATATATTTATACAGAATGTTCCTTTTTTTGTGGTATAATGGTTTATCAGCATAGATATGCACCAGTATACCAATTTAAAGGAAAAGGACGTGTTACTTTTGTTAAAGTTGAAAAACACAGCAATTATCCTTACAGGTGTCTTAGCTCTTACCGCAGTAGCTCCATTAGCCGCATCTGCCGCTCCAACAGTTAGCAACAATGAAGCAGGTGGTACAACAATTGAACAAAAAGGGCAACCAACAGTGATCAATGGTGATGAAATCGCAGCAGGAGCAGCGAAAATCCAACCATACATTATCTTGGGTGAAGATGGGCTTTATACTCTGGACGCAAAAGCCAAAGACGTGGTAGGTACTGAAATGTATGAAAAGCTCTCCAAATCCTTCGAACAGATAAATACTGAAATCAAAGCAGGATATTTGAGTACAGAAACTGGAGACATTACGGTTACTGCTAAAGGAAATAGTCATTACAATAATCAGTTCAGCACAAGTGCTTTTAGCAACGTATACCCGTGGGGTGTAGCTATTACCTTGTCACACGAGGAAACCCAAACCCAAATCGGAGCAATAGAAGCATCAGGTTCCGTTGCTGGATTTTTATCATTCCTTTTGAACGTTATTCCCGGTGGACAGGGACCAGCACTTGGGGGAGCGATTATTGGAGCAGGAGCAGGAGTTATAGCAAATATCCTTAAAGCCAAAGACCATGGAAAAGGAATTACAGTTAACCTGATGTGGACTGGTTACTCCATTTCAACTAATTATTGATTGTCTTTCTTAAACAGCCCCTTGGCGGCAAGGAAAGCTACATAATAGTAAAGGGAGCTGATATTATTTATAACTCATTTACCTCAATATTTTTTGTTGTATTGACCGCAATTTCCCTCATTACGCTGCCAAAGTTAGAAGCGAGAGTGAGCAAAAGAACAATGTTAAAAGTGAGAGTTGCAATAACAGTAATAACCCTGCTTATAGGAGTCATTCTCTATATAATTGACCCTCAATGGTGGATTATTGTCGCTTTTGCATTGTATTTCTGTATACTTCCGATAATTTTGAAATGGCGTAGAAAATCAAGTTGACCTTAGTATATACCTACTATTTATTTATAAGTTGCCATACTCAGCATCAAAACAAAGCCTTCCTTTAACGGAGGGCTTTTGTAATACATATCAACACAAAAAAATACCCTACCAGCTAAATGCCAGTAGGGTATTTTTTTACGCAGATTTAATTTTATTTGGGTTATATTCTTCCCATGCTTTTTGGACAGCCGCTTCGACCTCTTCCGGTTTGATAGATACACCAATCTGATCCAACTTGACGGTCAAATATTTAACAGCCTCGTGAAACTTTTCTGCGCCAGCTCCAGCATAATTGCGCTCCACCCATGCATAAGCATCCCCTGCCAGTTGCCCGATCCGGTTACGTTGCTCAATGCTAAAGCGCGCCTCATAGATTGGCTTGAGCTTGCGGTATACTGCTGTGCCAAGTGTCAACGCTCCGATAGTAACCAAGCCGATAGCGGATAGTGCAATGGTTGTGATGTATTGTTCAATCATGTTATTTATCCCCCTTGAGAATGTTTTTACGTAGACGGCTTAGAGCTGCCGCAGCTTCTTCCCGTGTAATCGGTGCGCCGGGACGCGTTCCATCAAAGTAACCATTCTTGGTCATTTCCTCCCATACGTCCGCTGCCCACGGACTAACCTTGTTAATGTCTCTCTGTTGTTCTGGCACTTTATTTTCTCCCTTCTTATTGAACCGCGTACGAATCTCGTTCACCGTTCCATCAAATTCATTCAGATCAACGTTACCAGCAATTCCTTTGACCTTACCGCTATCGCTGTACTGCCAAATATCCCACCGTTTCCATGTCACTGTATCGCTTGGTACGCGCGTTTCACTGTACCGGGCTATCCATAGTGGGTAACCGCCCATTGAGGCGTTAAAATTGGCTGCAAATGCATTGCCCGTATAGATAATGGGCTTGCGTCCTGTAAGTCGCTCCAGCTCGAGCAAGAAGGCCAACGCTACAGCACTAATAAGCGTTTTCGATAGGTTGCCGGGATTGTTTTCATAGTCCATTACAGGCGGCAAGTCTAGCGTTTTCCCTCCGCCTACCTGTTCCAATACTTCGGCAAAATGCCGCGCTTCTGCTTTGGCTGCCTCAACGCTGGTTGCGTCTACAAAGTGGTATGCTCCCAACAATACCCCGGCTGCTCTGGCTCCTTTTGCATTCGTGGTGAATGTAGGATCAACGTAACGCTGCCCCTGGCTGGCCTTGATGAAGGCAAATGAAATACCATCTGCCTTGACCGCCTTCCAATCAATCTTTCCTTGATATCGGGATACGTCGATCCCCTGCACATTATCCTTTTTCCTCGCTTGCATTATTGTTCTCCCCTTATACAGCAGGCTTTTGCCCCTGGTCTTTTTTTTCTGGCTCTGGGTCCGGCATATTCGGGTTTTTAGGTGCCTGGGAACGAGACTCGAAGATTTTCACGGCATTGCGTAAAACATCGGGCATCGGGACCCCCATCCTTCCTACATTTTCAATAATGGATAGCAGCTCATTCGCCAAATAGAAAAAGATCACAGCATCCTGAAAATAGTGTAAGTTGCCCAAAGCAACATCAATAAAGTGGGCCACTACCACTATTAAGAAAATAACTACCTTACGTGCTATGCCGTGATAACCTATCCGGCTTCGCAACTCTCCGCGAATCCACGCTGCAATCCACCCGGTCAACCAGTCCGCAATCACTAAAATAAAAAGCAAATGTATCATGACACTCCACTCTCCAAGCAGGTAGCCGGCTATCGCTCCAAACCCCGCCGCCGCTCCCTTAAAAATGTGTGTTAATCTGTCGTCCATCGTTCTCCCCCGTCTCTCTGTTCAGGAAACTTTTCCTGATCTAAAATAGGCCCCCGACCACTCCGAGGGCATAAAAATAGCGCATCCCATTGGATACGCTGGTTAAATATTTTTTGGTGTTGCCAAGATCGCTTTTCGTTCTTCTTCGCTAATAAATTTAGGCGTGTATCTGTTTAGACGTTCCTCATCAACTTTATCCATAGTCCACATATTAACCAGAAATGAATACATCTATTTCACCCCCTTCCATTAGGTTATGCTTGAAACGTCCATAAGAGCAAGCAAAGCGGCCTCCGTGCTGTCCTGGCGCGTCTTGAGTTCTGTCACCTGGTCTGTCAGAGGAACTTGTGATGTAGGAGTCTCGCCACCGTTGCCAATATAGACAAACTCCATCTTTCCCGTTTCCGGGTTGACGATATACGATTTTGCACGTTGGAAGTCCTCAAAATACTGGCGGTAGGTCAATTGGAGTACATCCACCTGCGCCGGGTCGAATCCCTTGAGTTGCGGATAAAATCCCATATCATCATCTTTGGTTGTTTCTTTAGCGTACGGGGATTCTATTTCCGGCGTGATGAATATTACCTCACCGCTGCTTTTTCTCCAATAAACCTTCGATCCTATTTGCATATTTACCCACCCTTTCTATTATTCGAATGCCCACCATTCATACGCCCACACCTTGGATACAGGAGAACCACCTGCATATGCATCTATTTTACTACCCGTGATGGTCAGATTAAAACCATTTGTCAGCGTTGTCGGCAAAGTGTCAATGCCAATAGAATTACTTCTCCAACCACGGGCGGTCTGATTCGTACCCTCACGGGAAGAAGTAACAAACCCTTCTACTTGGCTGAAACCATCTGATTCGGTCAATTTCACCCACACGAATACACGAGAAACCACGAAAGATAGATTATTAACAGCAACATTCATCGCAACAGATTGCCCCCAACTACTAGCCTGAGCATTTTGCCCGTTGAATGTTCCTCTTGCCCACCTTTTTACGGGCAACCCCGTTATCGCTGCCGCCAGTTCTGCGAACGAGTTGCTTGCGCTCGCACTACCGCCCTTGCCGTTGATTGCGCCAGCAACAGCGCCCTTCCCATCAACGACAGATTGCTTTAGCTCTGCTACTGTGATACTGCCGGACTGATCAACAAATCTTATGTTGCCTCCCATTTCATTATGAATAACAAAGTCGGTATTGCTTGGGTCACTAAATCCGAAATAACCTTTTCTTCCTGCCGCAACGCCTTTCGGGAAGAACGGAATATACACATGATCGGAACCGACTAAATTTAGCACGCCAGCATTACCATTTACCTCAGTACCACCGGGAAGCTTCACATAACCATTGAAAGTATGCGAGGATGCTTGGTAATCAAGGTTTCCCAACCCGGTACCAGTATCACCGCCAGTAGCTATAATTCTACTATCGTAATCATTGCCTGTACCGCTGGAATGAAAGTCGATGTATGCAGGTCCAGCAGTTGTAAAGCTACTACCTAACTCTATCCCTCTTTCAGCCCTCCAGCTTTTCCCGATTTCAATCCAAGTTGTCCATGTCGCCGCTACCGTTCTAACGCGATTAAAAATTCCGCCTGTCTCGTCAACATACCTTTGGACGAGTGTCATTCCCTCGGTGACGTTAACGCCTAAAACAAATAGAACCCCTTTAGGATAAGCTCCGGGTGGACTATGGTCCGTGGCAGGTGTGAATGAAGAAACATCAATCTTCCATACACCCTGCGCAAGCATCATATTAAAATCATTCGTAAACGGCTTGCCCTTGTCTATGAGCGATATGTTATACAGATTATAAAGCGCCTTGCTGGTTGGTACAGTCGCGGAAGAAGAAGCGCTGTAACTTTCGCTCAGTCGAACGATACCCTTCACTGTGGTACTCGCATCAGGCACTTTTACATCAGCTATCTTAGTGTCGGTGTATGTCTTCGCCTCTTGTAAGGTTTCCTCCAAGTCTTGTACAGTCACATAAACCAGTGATTGATCGGTTGTGATGCTTATATTTGTTGCATTGCCAACTAATAGGTTTACATTTATGAGTTTTTCAATCAGATCAGCCCCACCAGTAGGAGGTATATATTCAGCCGATCCGCTTCCACTGTTGCCATAAGCATACATAATCTCGCCTTCATCTGGATCAATGGCAAACACGCCCAACTCACGGAAAAAGAACCCCGTTGTAATGTCCTGATTGGATAGAATCGCGCTTACCGCTGCCCGGCCTGGGCTTGGGGTATATACCCGATTTGCAGTTATACTCTTTCGCTCCATGATAAGCTCGGTCATATTGGGGATGGATTGACTCGTAACGATACCATCCCCCAAACCCATACGGCTGAACTTTAATTGCTGCCCAGCCTGCACCTTAGCCTGTAGATTACGCCCCTTGATTGTTAAAACTAAACCACCAAATGCCGCCATGCTTACACCATCCTTGCCGTTATAATATCTCGCATATGTAGACCAGCACCAAAGTACAGGTCCATTTGCTCCGTCTGCTCCAGCATCACACTGTCCAGGTGTGCGGAAAAGCGAGTGACCGAATCAATAGCCCGGTAAAATTCCGCAACTCTATCTCGGGTCGCCTGCGGGTTGCTCGTCTTAACTCGGTAGTGCCCTGGAATGCCTTCATATTGAAACCACTCTTCAACAACCCCGTCACCAAATAAAATGTCTATAAGTTGCTCGACAGCAGCAGGGGTACCCTTAATCCTGTGGAAGTTAATTGAGTTTTTTATAAGCTCCCGCCGCGTTTCCAATGGCAAAGCGGGGTCGTAAAAGTCAACATGAAGCTGATATGCCATGTCATTCGCTTCATCACTGCTCAATTCGTCAATTCGTGTCAGCCGCCGCAGCTTGTAAATGTCTTGCTTAGGCTTTAGAAGCTGCTCGTCCAAAGTTTTAGCGAACGCTTTTACGTTAGGATCATCTCTTATGCTATTGGGAAGCAAATCGACAATACTCACGTCCATAATATTAATCATTTGCAAGCCCTCCATAGACGATATTAGGTGTTGTTTCATGTGCAACCTCTAATAGTCCTACTTCCGCAAAAACAGGGCTTACAACCTCGACACGGACCGCCCCAGCCGCATACATACGGCCTATGAGGTTCGTTGGGTTGATATCTCTCCCTAATCTGCTTTTTTGCCACAGGATATAATCATTTATGGCCTGCCGGACATTTGACTCAATCGCCTGTGATTCTGCCGCTTTGCCCTGGCTGATGTAAAATTTAACGTTAATGTCATAGCTGACAGCAGCGGGGGCTTGAACTTTAACTAAGTCCGTCAGGGGGCGGCGTGTACGGTCATTTACAGATTCATACACCGCGTCAAGCACTTCCTGACCGGGGATGTTTCCCGCTGTCAACAATGGTACGACAACAACCTCATACGGATTAGGAGTCGACAAACCAACGTCGATAATAGAGGATGATGCAGATTTAGCCCAGTATACGTAAGCATCACGAGGGCCAGCCGTGGAAAACGACTCCGGGGCTATCCTGATCCGTTCCCTAAAAGCATTATCACTTTCGATATTTGATCCACCACCCGTTTCAGTCGTATTGGATACGCTGGCGACAAAGGCAAGCGGGTCCATAAGCGTGTTGACCTGACCAATTGCAAACCCATTACCACTTTCCCCTGTCACGTTGGCTGTAGCCGGGACAGTCCCGAACAATGAGCCCGGAGGGATGATGATTGTCTGATTGGTTGTAAAGTATATTGTCCCGTCCGCATTTTGCACACCAACCCGCGTCCCACCTGAGATGGTGGAAGATGTACTAAGTTGCGTAGATAAATTAAAGCGGAGCTGCGTGGTCGCTGGCTCCGCCTGTAATCTCTCTACTTTATAAAGTGAACCGATGTAATCCAGCATGACACCCGTAGCATACGGCAATAAGTCTGCTTTTTTCTCACGGTCAATCAGTACACGCAACTGGATAATCTCGTTCATCAAAGCCAGGAACAAAATCCGGTCAGGATCGGCCTTTTCGTAGACGTTGCCTGTCTTGTTTTGGAGAGAAACAAGGGACTCACTTAATATTTTTTGCACATCGTAATCTGTAAACTGGATATCCGGTAAAGTTATTTGCTGCGCCATTAAACGCTCTCCCCCTCTCCGTCGTCATTGATCGTAAATCTAATTATAGGTACGAGTCTGCCTGTCTTTTCGAAGTCTGCATCTTCAACGATATCAACCTCTTGAATCTCTACATTAGGCTCCTGCTCGTTAATAGCTGTGATAACCATAGCTACCATTAGCTGTCTAGCACCCAGCGTGGTTAAATCCTGACTCACATCATCTACACCCAATTCCCGATCCATAACGCACGTACCTAACACCGTTGAGGTTATAATCCGAATACGCTGTTTAATTGCGTCTACACCTGTTAAGCCAAATTTAAAAGGCTTGTATATCCCTGTAATCTCGTAGAGGGTCGCCATTATACGTATTCCTCCAATGATAGGGAATATGTAGCGGATATGAGCCGACCCTTGTTGTCGATATTGTTAAATTTCTGCGACATGCCTTTGATTTTCCACCACTTTACACCCAACCCTTTGTTACCAAGCACGAAAGGCATCACCTTCCCCTTTCGGCTGTAGTCAACAAGCTTATCCACCTCTTTACGGGGATTCATGCCATAGGACGCGTCAATTCGGACCGTCAAATCTATCGTATCAAGCCCCGGCCCTAGGAATTGCGAACGGGGTTTTTTTCCGATAATTTCATTCGCCGCCCATCTGTCATTGTTGGTGCGGGTAAAGTCGGTGAAGGTCCTTATTTTGTAGTGAGTAACGATGAAAACAATATCGCCAAGTGTGGCTAACCCACCCCAATCCTTTGCCATGCTATCACCGCCTTATATGTTACTTCCCTTGACCTCTCCAACTGCTACTATACCGCCCGTTTCAGGTGGAACTCCAAGGATTTTCAAGTTGCCATCTATCGTAAGTGTGCCTTTCATTTCAGCATCACCCTCCGTGTTAACAAATTCGGATGTAACGCCAAAGCACACGCCATTACTACGGTCAAACATGAGCACAAAAACTTCGTCTCCCGGTTTGGGGAGTGTTTTCCGCAACATCCCAGCCGGGAACACAACGGGCAGGTCACCCGTAACAAAGTCTTCTCTGTCCGGGAACGTTGCTGTTATTGTGCCGGATGCTTCATCTGCTGTTGAACAGGTTCCAAACTTAGGTAACATACTCACCACCCCAACACCTTCCTGATTTCAAGAGTCGTCGTATACGGAGAATTGGAGCTAATATGATGTTCCGCGCTCTCGATGATGTATTTACCGCTGTAATAACCGATTCCAAGTACGTTAACCGTCACGCCAGCCGCCAGCCGCGTATCACCGCTCATTTCAAGCTTCGCCTTGCCTGACTTCTTATTCTGTTCCCGAAGCCTATTACGGGCGATTCTTGTTGCTTCTGCTACGGTGCCCGCCTGTTCATTCAATCTCAAAGTCGGATATTTACTCATGCCAGGAGCGCTATATGTCCCGGTTACCGTCTTGCTCTTTTCTGTTTTGGATTTGGCTGTCGTGTAGCTCACAATAGCCTTTCCGTATGCCGTGCTTTCGCTGTCCTTGGAAAACTCGTAGCTGAGGATGTCGCTTTTACCTCTGACAATATCCATCACAGGGGCGTTATTTTCAAAATCCAGTTCGCTGAACAAGACCAGTTTTTTGCCGGACAGTTTCACGGATATTCCCTCAGCCTGACATGTCTTAATCAGAAATTCGAAGTCGGTTTCGTCCGACTGGTCTAATCGCTCATATTGCGGGTTTACCTTGGCGTTGTAACTAAGGGCAAGACCCGAACGTTTGGCAATATCCGCAGCTACCGTCCGCAACTGAACCTTTTCATATGACTTGGATCGTTTTTGTTGCTTGGTAGACTGCCCGGATAAAGGTAACGCGCTCGCTTCAATGACGATCATGTCAGGCTTACCGGTAAACCGAAACGCTTTGACATAAAACGTGCCGCATACCAGCTTTTTGACCTCGCCGTTTTTATGCCAATCTCGGGTGACAATTTCGGCCCGTATCTTATCATCAATGTAAGGCACCCAGCCCTTAATCCAATCGTTGTTACGGTCATCCAGTGTTATTGTAATGGTGTCAATCTGACCGTTATATCCATCCGAATAGGTAAAATCAATTAGGTATTGATCCAGTACCGTGCTGCTGACAAACTTCCCATTGTAGGTAAGGGCGACACTTGCTGTGCGCCCTTCGTTTACAACTGCCATTACTCACCGTCACCCTCTTCCTCTCCAATCCTCCAAGGTGGCAGGGTGGACGATGTATCATCAGGAACAGGAGGGACGGTCAAGATAACTCCGGCACCAAAAAAGACCGTATCTACATGGTCGAAGTTGGCTGCCATTAGATCGGTCATAAAGTTAATACTGCCTGTGAGTTTGTAAGCGATATTATCCCATGTATCGCCCTGTATGGTTCGATATGTAGTAGTCAAACCATCGACCTCCTTCTGTTCTTCCGCTCCCACTCCTGCATATTGGCTTCCCATTCGCGTTGTGAGTCTCGCAATGACCTTTGGATCACCTTTTCGTCTGCGTTCCCTTGAATAACAATCTGAGGGCTAAACACAGGAGCAAAGTGTCCACCCCCTCCATTGTCCATCCCTAATGCACTCCCTGCGGCTGCGTAAAGGTCGCGTGATCGTTTGGAGTTATTGAGGGGTATAATCGCCTCATCGTCTCCAGCCTCGCCCACAAGACCCAGTGTAGGGCTTGTTACAATGCCGCCATCAGCAAACTTCCTAGGTTTCAGAGGCGGGATAGCTTGTAGAGGGAAACCATGTGTGTTTTTCACCACGTTTGGGAAACTGTTTGGTACAGCCATAGGACCATACTTTTGTTTTATATCGAGTGTGACATCAATCTGCTTTTCAAAAGGCAAATCACTAAGGTTTTTATTCAACTCTTGGACCCTGAGTATAGCAACGTCTACCCTAGCTTTTTCCGTGCTGGATAACTGGTCATACTTCCTCATAAGTGACTGTAGTGACTCGCCACCCAAGTCCTGTACTTCGACGAGACGAACATTTGCGTTATAAAGTTCTTGGAATGACGCTTTAGAGGACGCCATTTCCTTTTCATTCGTCTGCAAGTCTTGTTTGGTCTTATTCATGGTCATTCTTACTGTACCAATGAACTGGTCAAGGCTACCTAAATTAGCCTGATCATAGTTCATTAATTGCTTTAATTCATCGGTTAGAGGTTTTAATTGTTCATCCCTCTTTGCTCCGGCTGGAGTATTGTTCATGACCTCATTATATTTTATGCGTAGAGCTATTAATGATGTGAGGACTGACTCACTATTTCCTTGCGCTTTGTTTAATTCTTTTTCTTTGCTCTGAAGGTTATCATATTCCTTCAGTAAATCGGGAAGCTGTGCCTCCTTGTCAAGAATGGTAATACGTGCTTCCTGCTCTGACGCTTTAGCCATGTTGTTATAAAGATCAAGTTGAGCGCCAGCCTGTTCACGTAATGCATTGGTTTTAGCATCCTGTGCGGTGATGTAACCGTCACTTTGTTCTACGATCTTCTGTTCAATATCGGCTATTTTCCGTTGAGCTTCAGCAAGTTCATTAGCTGGAGTTTTGGCGTTGTCGATCTTGGTTTTTAACCGATCGTACTCCTTGACCAAGTTGGTCAGTTTGTCGCGTTGTTTATCCACTGTGTTGTAATCATCAAAAGCAGTTTTAAGTTCATCACCCATGTTAATCATAGACTCGCGTACAGCCTCTTGATGCTCCTGATACGCAATTAAACCCGCTGTAAGCAAACCGACAGCACCGACAGCAATACCGGCAGGCGATTTCATAAACGCCAAAGATTTGCCCAACAATCCCCCAGCTCCAGCCGCTTCGGTTAACTTACCTTTCAAGTCCCATAAGCCCTTACCAAGTACAGTCACATTTTTACCAATCAAAGCAGCAGGAGTCGCAAGGGCTATGAACTCGATAAAATCCTTATGCTCCTTTGCCCAGTCCACCATTTCATGAAGCATCGGCAAAAGTTCTTCACCGATTGGGAGAACAACTTCCGTCATAATTTCCCTGCCCAATCCGCGCAACTGCTTGGTGAATGACTGCATGTTGAGGTTTTTGATTTCTTCCATCGAATTTAGATTTTTATCAAACCCGCCGTTTACATCATTGAGCGCTTGCGTGATGCCTGCGCCCATATCCTCGTATTGCGTACCGAACAGGGACACGGAAATAGCATTTCGCTGTTGCAAATCGTCTATGGTTAGTAGTTTGTCATTAACCAACTGCAACGCGTCACGCGCCTTCATAGACCCGCTAGAAAGACCATTGAATACCTTTTGGCTATCACTCATAACTGAGCTGATAGTTTGTTGCATCTTGGCTACCTGCGTGCCTTTGCCAGACTGCAACGTTTTAAGCATGGTAGCCGCTGTTGTTTTGCTCGTTTTAGCTACCAGTTGTTGAAACTCTTTGGTTTTCTGTCCGCCCTTGGCTAGATTTTTGGTAAACTTCTCTATGCCATCCATCGCGAACAGTTCGTCCATTGCTTCAACTACTGCCTTATCACCGCTTACGATACGGATACGGAACTCTTTCAACGCATCTGCCACTTTATCCGTGTTAAAAGCTCCTTTTTCCATGCCACTGTTGAGCACACTAAGCATTTGTTGAGCACTGTATCCTGCATCCTTAAACTGTACAGAATACTCGTTCAGCGTGTCCAAAAAGTCGTCAGCACGATTAAGTCCCTTTTGACTACCCTGGGCAATGAGGTTAAATGCCTCTTCGGATGTGATGCCAAGGTTTTTCATCATAACGCCGACAGTGCGCATTGTCTCGTTGACTTCATACCCGAAAACATCACGCAACGACAGCGCTGATTCTGTTGCATCCTTTAAAGCTTGGCCCGTGAGTCCTGTAGCGTTTTTAACATTCACTAAGGAGTCGGCTATGTCTCCGAAACCCTCACCGTAATTCGCCTCATACATACCACGTATGGAGTCGTCAAGACTCTTCATTTCTTCGGCGCTGGCTCCGGTTGCCGCCTGCACCTTGAATAAAGATTCCTCAAGCTCCCCTACGTCATTGATCATGTTTCCGAAGGCCCCGGTAACACCGTCTATAATCGCTTTAGCGCCTGTGAAGTCTAGCGCGCGTTGAAATACATCCCCAAACTCACGCGCGCGGTCTGTAATGTCTCGGATAGAGTCAGGCACATCATCCGGGATAGGACGCGTGCGCCTTAATTCATCCAAGTTTTGTTCCAATAAAGCTACGTCTCGGCTCAAGTCAGTGAAGCTACGTATGATGCGTGGGTCAATCTGTCCCGACAGCTCAAACGTTAGTTCATACCGTCTTGAACCTCCCGAACCCCCTCCAGCTCCAGCCATTCAAAAAACCTCACTTCTATGGATTGTCTTCCTTGCGCCGTTCCTCCACATTCCTATGGAAGCTGTTCATGGCAATAATCCAATCATCCAGCTCGATTACCGGACGCTTGATGTAATCTAATGGGCTTCCGCCCGCGAATTTGGCAAGAGCTATACAATCCTCCATCAATTTCGCAGACGGGTTGCCAACTAGATCAAGCCGTCCAAAAAACGGCGAGACGCTCCAATAACCCGGTTAAAGTCTTTGGCAGGAAGCTTTTTCAAGAAGTTAGGATGCACTCCAGCAGCTTTAGCAGCCAAGACAGCCAAATACGCCGGATGTTCGTTTTTGAAGGAGGGCAGGAAGTTCTTGCCTTGATTCAGAGCGAGAAAATCACCTTCAAGCGCGATAATGTCCTCGCCTGTGAGTTTGTCGAATTCGAGATTAAGCTCGTTATAATCAACATCCTCCCAATTCACAGAAGAAGACAGTCGAATGACTGTCCCTGTTGGTTGTGCTACTTCCTCTTTCATTTGTTCTTCCGTTGTCCCTTGTGTACTCATGTTTAATCAACCTTTCTATTTTTAGGATTAGGCCTTGCCCAATGCTTTATTGATGTCGAATAGATCGTCCACACTATTGATACGACTTACACTGTTGAGCTTGTCCAATTCGATTACAGATACGCCGTCAATGAAAACTTTGATGTACGTGACTTCAAGCGTAGTTGAGGTGCCAGTAGTGGCATTTTGGGCGAAAGTACCAAGGTCAATCCCTTTGCCGATGCCCTTGACCACTATCTTAACGGCCCGTGTTTCCAGCTCGCCGGATGTGGTATTAAACTCGGTAAATGCACCACGAATCTCCAGGGACTTGAGTTTGGTACCTATCAACCCGAACGCATCTTTGTCAATCGTACGCCAAGCAATGCCGAGTTCCAGTGAGCCGTAATGCCCTGGCGTTGGGATATCAAGCTCCCCCAAGATGCCAGCCCCGGATAATGTATCTGTTAAGGGTGTGAAATTGGGCAACGTGATGTCACCCGTGGAAAAATCGGTATTTGAACCATTTGCATAGATCGCCATACCGACCAATTTAACCGGAATATTTTTAGCCAATGCTTACCCCTCCTTATGCTGCTGCGCCCAGCGTAGCCAGGTACGCTAGATCGTAAGTGACGATAAATTCAATGTCTTGAGCTGGGCTTGGAGGTGTGATAAACAGGCGATACATCAAGATACCATCCTCCAAGTTACTGATCGGATTATCACTGGCGCGGTATTCAATTCGACCACCTAGCAATGCTCCAGCGGCGACCAAACCGTTTAGCCAGAAATTTACGTCATCTGTTATCTCTCCAATTAGACGGTTATTTAGCGAACCGTCAATTTTGTTCCAATACTGAATAACGATGTTGTTTTTCACCCATGAGAACATGCGCCTAACAGGAATGAAGGCCCGTTGTGCATCCGTCAGAGCCGGAAAGGCTGCTGTCCGGTTACCCCATAATCTCCAACCATTGCCCATATTAAGACCTGTGACAATGCCGTTATTATTGAGATAATTAGCTTGGTTAAAAGGTACGTAAGCCTCAGAGCCATCCTCCATGACTAAGCTATCCGCGAAAATAGCCTTATTGGACGGTGACTCAAACGGCATTCCACCATTATCCGCATCTGTAGCCACAGCGCGAGCAGCGGCGACAACAGACATATGATAAGTAACATCGTCATACTTGGCTTTAGGCCATACATTAAAGCTATATGGGCTGGTGTAACGATTATCGTTTTTCCAGTTGACCAAGTTAATGTAACGTTCGGATGCGTCCAAGTCAGCAATAACATGGGCTTCAAACAGTCCATTAATGTTGAGAGACTTCGCAACCATAGCAGCATATACCGTAGGATCGCTAGACCAGCCTGGTGCAACTAAAAGGTTAGGTACAAGGCGAGTAGTCAAGAAAACTTCTTCTACGACCTCCAACCCCGTTCTAACGCCTGTTGTGGAGTTTTCCCCGCCGATAATCTTAGCCGCTGTCACCTTTGAAGGGTCCAGTTTGGAGTAACCCACTTGCAGCACTGTAGTGTTTGCAGGGATTGTACCACCTGGAATAATAGTAACCACGGTTTTGCCGTTGCCATCATAGGTTGTAGCGTAGTCAGTGCCAGCCACATACGTAGTCGTACCATCAGAAGACTTTACGATCACTGTGGAATTTACAACGCCGCTGTCAGCAGCAGTGTACACCCCATCGGTAAACGTAGCAGCAGCAGGGGCTATAACTTTGTTATCTGTGACAGGATCAAGCACATTAACAAACACCGCAGGAGACAGTTCAGCAATTGTAAAAAAGTAGAAAGCAGCCTCGCAAAGCGGGAATGATGCCCAATCATCCGAATAGCCAAAGTAGTATTCAAATTCATCCATACTCGACACCAAAATTGACTTATTAGTGACTGGTGTCCGGCTTTGTGTCATGTTGACCGGAGCTGCTCCGAAAAAGACAGGTAGTGTAGCGGTTTGCACCGTGCTACCACTACGATCCCGGAACAGCTCTTGGGTTTTAATGCCGTGGTATTCCGTCAATTAGTTCACATCCTTCACAATTTTATAGGCAACGTTAAGTGGATGTCCTGGGACACCTACATCAATCTGCGCTTGAGAGAGCTGAGTAACGGGCACAAATAAGGACTTGAGTTGCGGGTACTTGTCGTACAGGTCTTGAAAGTGGTTCGGATATCCACCTACAAATATTTGGTACGTTCGTAACCGTCCTTTATCCAATCTTGGGCCAATATACACAAGATGTTGTTCGTCTACAGGTGGTTGCTCATTCCCAGTTACACTCTGTTCAGCTTCGACAGCTCTTGTTTTACGGGTGTTCTTTGTTTCTTCGCTTTTATCTTCAATTTTATCTACCATAGTCGTACCTCCGTTTGTATTGTAGGTGCCTCCCAATTGGTGCTGACCACGCCTATAAAATAGGGGTCCGTCTGTTCTTCGAAAAAATCAATATCGAGCGGACGTGCTATTCTAAATCCCCATCCAGCGTAGTCATGCTTTAGTAGAGATTGCCTGATAACCTCCATCAAGTGGAGTGTATCCTTTTGCGCCTGCGCACCCTCTGCCTCAACACCACATATCAAGTCAACTTCACACAGCCGAACCATGTCTTCCGTATCCGTTGAACGCAAAAAACGAACGATCACAAAAGGGAATCGTTCGTCTCTGTATGTTTCCAGTGTTTGTTGATTAGGCACAGGCTCTAGTGTGTGCGGCACATAAGGATCGGGCAATACTTCATACTCTGGCACATCCCTAGGAGGCAAATCCATAGTAAACACTTTAACTTTCCCGGCGGTATCATCATCACTGGTCTTTTCGCCAAGATACATTTCGGACGTGATTTCGAGGATATAGTCCCTGATTCTGTCCATCATGCTGGACGGAGATAATTCCATCGTTACAACCTCCCTAATAGCCTATTGAGTTCGTGAGGCATCCGCTTGTTCATTTCGTCTGCATATACCTCTTGCACATGCGTAACGACTTCTTCATTGTTCGCCATTTCCGGCACGGCTGGCCCCCTCAATTCGCGTACAGGAAGTCTTTTCTTTCCAACTCGCTCAAATACACCCGTATGACCGCCCATGTTGGATATGAACGCCCTTTTGAGTGGTTTGCGCGGCGATCCTCTCAACACACCCGCTTTGACCGTCTTAGGTCTGGCAGGTCGTTGTTTTGGATTAACACTAAAGTTAATCAGAGGTATAGTCTTCCCTTTGGTTTTAATCTCGGAAGACATGCCCGTACCTGCCGCTTTGCGGACTGTGACGGTCTTTGTAGCCTCAGATTGCTTAATAACATACCTTTCCCTTATCTTCCGTCCCAACTCTGTCTTGGAACGCTGTGTGGCGCGGTTAACGCTTGAACGTGTAGCCTGTTTGAGTATCTTGTCCATGACTGCCATCTGTTTTCGAGCCGCCCGGAGGTTGCTTCTTACATCAAGAAAAGTCACTACCTACCACCGCCATTGGATGTAAGGGAAATTTTAAGCACTCCCATGTCGTTTGACACCGCTGTGATACGATATTTGAGATTGTCTAAGGTAATTACCTGTTCCCTTGCGGGTGTAAAGCCCAACACTCGCGGATCAATATGGATGATTGCGTTATGCGCGGATACACCCTCTGCCGTTTGGATCGGACGACCATCTAACGTAAATGTCTCCACAATCATGTTAAGACGGCGAGGATTGCCGCCAGCTACAAGCACATGCAGTTCCGAAAACTCCAAAGGGTTGAAAAACACATTTGGCACATCATGAATGATTTGATCGCGCAAACTCATAACGCACCTCCGTTATTTGTCGGCAGGATTTTCAGCAAGCCATTTTTCATACTGTTCCTGGCGGCCCTCTTTATTACTGGATGCTGTCATCCCAAGCAATTCAAGGCGTTTTTTTTGCTCATCTGCCCCCAAAGCGCCAAAATCAGCAGCAGAAACAGCAGCAGGCGTTACGCCTTCCGTTTCCTGCTCCTGGGAATCCTCAATTGCTCCATTTGCTTGAAGCTCCAGAATAAAATCCATAGGAAGCTGGCCCTTTACATTGGAGCCAGCTTCCCATAAACGCCCAGCGTAATTAAGTGGTTTCTTCAAAATCATTAGCCGTTACCTCCTGCACTTGCTGCACCTGGATTTTTGAACAGTCCGCGACTATCCAGCACCGTAACCCCATAGTCGAAGTAAATGCGGAAGTCCAAGCCAAGACGGTCAAACGGCACATCGGTTTCCAATGTCGGTTCTTCCTGACCCCGCAGATAGGTGACCTCAATTGTGTCCGCAATATTCGGGTTAGCTGCCATATACCAAGCAGCAGCAGAATATTGATCCAGCTCCGCATCTACAATGATGTCCAAACTGTTACGGAATACATTTGCTACGCCACTGTGCTTACCGGATGGATCTGCGTCTGAATGCAAGAACTGGTTAGCGTCTGTTTCAAGTGCTGCGGGTACAAGCAAGAACTGCGGCGCAATATTAAGTGTGGCAAGACCGCGTTGTCCTTTCTGTGTCCGCATAGCTGTACGGCCTTCCGTCATGCTGGCAGTTGAAATGCCTGCTCCAGTTCCCAGGTTTTTGTGATCGGCACCAAACAACGCTTTACCATCCCAAATAAGCGGATTGGATGCCAACATCTTATACACCAAGGCATTAACACCGCGCTTGGCTGAAATAACATACGCCTGTGGCACCTTGGAAAGCATACTCAAGTCGTCATTAATAAAAGCCTCACGCGTAAATCCCCAACGTTTGGAGTACGTCAGCACGGCTTTGGTGACCTTTTCGTCTTTCATAGCCGTATCATAAGGAATCTCCGCATTTTGCGCTGTCAACTCCAAATTACCCGCCTCAGAGATACGGTAATGTTCCGCAGCCTTAAAATCACTGTTTGAACCGCGACCGGTCCAGTATTGGAACGTAGTAGGGGCTTCTGCATAAGCCTGTGACAGCGTTTTGTTAGCTGCGTTGGAGATAATCCCTTGAAATGTACTATCAGGCGACAGAGCGCGTCGCAAAAGGTCCTCGTCGCGCAACAAATGCGCTCCCGACTCTCCAGCACGCACCAAGCACTCAACAGCCAAATCACGCAAGCGAAGCGAACGCAACTCAGGAGCACCAGGAGCAGGCTTTGCAACACCTCTGCCTGCACGCATTAACAGGGCATCGGATGCAGCAGAGCGGAACTTGTCTGTTTCCTCTGTTGTAACTTGTATACCTGATGGGTGTGGTTTACGATCTTCAATTTGTTTTTGCAAAATGGCCTGACGGACCTTATCAACTCCGCTGCCATCCTCAATGTACGGTGAAGCATCCACGCCGAAGTTACGGCAAAGCGCGTTAATTTCTGTTACGCGGCTCCGTTCTGCCGCTGCCGCTGCTGCCCGAATACCATCTTCGTTAATCGGTGGTGCTGGTGGTGCCTGTGGTTCGCCGGATCGTTGGCCTGTACCTGCCGGGGTTCCGCCCCCAATCCCTGTTCCTGTATCCGGCGCGTGCATCAATCCTTGCGCAGCAAGCGCAATATGTTTCAATCCTTTCAACATGTCTTCATCCTCGCTTCCATTTTGTAAATTACGCCCTACCCCAACACTCGGATCGGCTGGAGTTGGTTCTATTGATATTTCAAACGGTTGCCATTTCATAGCTACATATGCTGGCCCGACATGTCTCCCGTTGGCAGAGGTTTTACCCGCCTTAACCTCGTCCCATTCTTTAACTTCATATCCGACTGACACGCCCTTAATGATCCCTTTTTTAACCTTTTGGAATACTCGGTCACTTTCGGGGTCGTCGTCAAACTGAACCAAAGCGCGTGCCTTCCGCTCGGCATCATCAATCCAGACCTGTTTAATTGTCCCGATTGGCATATTACCGTAATTCGGATCACGCCCATGAGCGAATAATAAAACCCCGACATCGTTTAACCTAGAAAGGTCAATCGCTCCGGGGTCATGGCTTAGAATCTCATCTCCGAACCACCTACCGTATGGGGCTTCGGATGAAAATGAAAGCTCAATCGTTCGATCTTCTTCGTTTACAGATTCAGTATTGATAGTCAATACACGAGATAGTTGCTTATCCGGTACCGTTACATTTCTATGCAGCGTCATCGGCATCTTCTGCATCTTTTCCTTCTTCATCTGGCTCATTGTCTGCTCCTTCCTTTGGAATATTCGTGGCTGTCGGTTCTGGACCGGACAACTCACGTATCAATTGCTGTTCTGCTGCACGCTGCGCCACCACATCACGCCAATCCTCCCCGCGCTCGGCACAAATACGGGCTAAAGTGTCTTGGTTGGAAGCAAGAGCTGTTTCATTTGCTTTCACCTCCTTCAAAGGGTCAATCCATGTCGAACCCGGTGGAATCCATGCATGTGTGGTATATTGCTCTTTATTTTGTTGGTATTTGGGTAAATTCAACTGACCGGAAAGAACCACGGCATCTAAAAACTCCAAATAAATTGGGGTAAGCACGCGTTCGGTTAACATTTTTTGAAGCTTCTTATACAGCTTTCGATCTTCAATTAGCCCCTGCCGGGCAGAGGAATAATTGACCTGGGACAGATCCCGCGAAACAGCTTCGTAGCTAAGGCCGATTCCGGCAGACGTGAGCCGGACCAATGTGGTGATCCACTCTTTTGCGTTTGATGCCTGACCGGATGGCACAACCGTTTGAACTTCATCCCCAGGATTTAGTTCCCCAATCATCCCCGGGGCTAAGGAAACACCAGAATAATCTATCGTTTCGCTGCTGGTTCTCACGCCGCGCCCCGCGCCACCGGAAGGAACATCCTTTTTAATGAAAACAGACAAGCAAGCAAGGACACGCTCCTTTATGGATACAGCTTCAACAAATTGATTCGCATCTTTGACGCGTGGTAAAGCTGTTGCCAAATTGGATACTTCCCTGACTTGTTGCGGTGAAGTCTTCTTGTATAAAAAAATGACGTCTTTGGCTGGAATTCTGACCGTTTTAACGGGATTGAGAAAATAACCATCTACGTCCTTAAAATGGTAGGCCACAGGTCTGTTGTATTCGTCAATCTCTACACCTTCAACAATCCGGTTGCCTTCTCCCGGCGTAACGATGGTGTTTAATTCCTCAACTGACCGAACTTGAAGTTTGAAAGGGAATTTATCATCCTCAACGTAGACCTTAACCAAGAAAATACCGCCATCCACCACATAACGACGAATAGCCATTTCCTCTATCTCTTCAAGCGATTGCGTAGCGGTCAGGTCAACATTTTCCGCCTTGCAAAATTCTTTCCAAAGCCTTTCAATCTGCTGATTCAGCTCACCGTTCACATTCCCAGGAATGTCTTGTGGTAATTTTGCTTGCAGCATAATCCCGGTTCCAACGACATTGCGCTCAAATGCAGACAAGATTGCCCCGCCGATGTCACTATTACGCTCCATATCCTGCGCCCGTGCTCGGATTAACGCCCGTTCCGCCGCCTTCATGTGTTCGTTAGGGGTTTGGGATGGGTTCCAGTTATGATTGAGCCGTCCACGGCTGCCCGAATCGAAAACATCCATCCCGGTTCTCCACGCCATACGCTTATATGCCCACCTTGGGCTTACAGCGGCTATTGATCGGTCCAGCCAATTCAATAGGACTACCTCCCTTCAAAGTAAGCTCTTCGGAACATCCCTGTTCCACTTTCCAGTGCTTCAATTTCTTTTTCTAAGCGGCTTCGTTCCGTGTATAACGTGGCTAAATCAGCACGTTTAAGCGACCTATTTGCGATTGAATATTCTTGCGCCCCTGACTGTATGGCGCTGATTGCTGTTTCAACCTCAAGCAGTTGTTCGCGCAGCTTTAAGAGCCTTTCTTCCTGTGTCATAGCCATGAACCATTTCCTCCCCCTACCCAAGAATTTTGCTTCGCAGGCTTTTTACTAACTTCTTTTTTGGGTTCCGGCTGTTCTTCAAAGCGCATGTACCGGATGCCCAAACAATCCGCAGCAAAAGCGGCATAGACCTCTGTGTCAAGGTAATGGTTATCCGCGTGCGCTGTCTTTGGTCGCCAAACTTCGTATTCGTTGCGACCTCGTTTCTCAATTACCTTTTCCTCAGCTGTTACCTGCTCGGCATATTCCAGGTCACAGCCCGTATAAACAAACCAACCGCCCGGCTCGTCATTTTTGCGAACCATGCGGTTGGATATGAAGTCTTTATAATAGCCACCATCGACCATGTAGAGCGATATGCCGTACATTCCTCGTTCTTCCCGATCAATTTTGGACAGCTTGTACTTACTGGGTAGTGCCGTGTTGGAACCTTTAACTGCAACGGCCCACTCATTGTTATTAACGCAAAATGTATAGGTATCATCCGCGTTATAACCGGAGTCAATCGCACAGAGATTAACAAAATACTCTGTTCCGTCTCGAGCGCAGTAGGATATATTCATGACATCCTCAATTTGCGCCCAGGTTTCAACCACACCATGCCGGATATTCTGGCTGCTCATACCCTCTCCCCATGCCCGGATGGTATAGTAAAACCGATCCTTCTGCACGTCCACGCCTCCGGTCAACAATATGGTTCGGTCAGGCACTACCCCTTCCTCATATCCGCTGTCCTTCTCCAAAACCTTATCACTGTTAAGCTTAATCTGCGTGTTTTCCCAACACTCAGCCAGCCATGAATTGATAAAGTTCATGAGTTCTTCTGGCGTTTTCTTGGACGTGATAAATTCTGCCGCCACATCCCCGAATCGCACCCACGGGCTATAGATAGCATTTAGTCCGAACCCGGTTTTGCGGCGGAGCTTCTTTGAACCAGATGGATCACGCCATTCCCCAGCACGGAGCATAGCAGGCTTATGAGCATCACGAATCGTTTCATGACAATGTTCGCACTGATAATGAGTTGTACCCCGGATGGACTCCGTATCAAGGTTCTTATCAAACTTAATTTGCTTGAACTTAAAGGTTTGATAATGCCCACAGTGCGGACAAGGCACATAGAACTCCATTTTTACGTCTGCATTTTCCCAAGCTGTCCAAATCGGTCCAGTGCGCACTGTCGGCGTTGACGTTTGCACAATTTTTTTATTAAACGAATAAGTCCTTGTACGTTCTTTTGCCAAAGATCTCGGGTCAGCTTCCTTGCCTGCTGTCCTCGGGTATTTGTCCACTTCATCCATAAATAGAAACCGCATTGGCTTGCTAGATATTGTAGCGGCGCTATTTGCTCCAGCAAAAGAAACATACATTCCGTCAAATTGTAACTCCAAGTCTTTGGACTCTCTTGGACGAAAACGTCCATTCAGTGCCGGACTCAATTCCATCATTGGCTGTATCCGATTTTCAGACGTGAATTTTGCCAAATCCAAATTAGGATACATGACTAAAGCCGGACTCGGGTCTTGTGCAACAACGTACCCCAACATGTTGTTTAGACATTCGGTTCCCCCGACCTGAGTCGGCTTGAGGAAAATTATTTCTTCTACGCGCGGATCGGTAAAAGCGTCCATGATACCCCGCAAATAAGGGGTTCTATCCGTGGACCACTTCCCCGGCTCTGCCGAGGTTTTACTATCTAGCACCCTGTAACGGTCGGCCCACTCAGATACAGTCAGCTTTTCCGGTGGTCGCAAGACTTGGAAAGCTTCGGTCAGCCAATCAGCCCACTTACTTCTTGGATTTTTTGGCATGATACACGCCACGAACCGACATTTGTTCTAAAACCACATTTGTCGAATCGGCTATATTTTGTTCAATGATCCGCACGGTATCTGGATCGACATATGGTGCGACCTCCATTGCTATCCGACGACTTAAACCATTCACGGACCGTTTAAGCGTAGTAAAAAATCGTCGAAGCTCTGAAACCACTTCCTCACGCTTTATATACTCGCCTTTGGCAACAGCATTTTTCAATTCTGCTGCTTCTGCCTGCTTCTCTTTCAGCTTGGCTTCGTAACGCAACTTACGGGCTGCATCGCTTTTCGGCTCCCCTTTATCGGATTCATCTTCCCCGCCCAAACGGTACTCCATGACCCAATCAAAACAGGATTTAAGAGGGTACCAGCCGTTTGCCGCTTTGGGCATTCCAAGCTTCACCCACTGTGCAAGTGTGTTACGGTGTACCCCGAACAGTTCAGCAGCGTAAGAAGCGCTGATACACAAGACCTCATCAACCATTTTAACCTGCTTTTCCATGCCCAAAATACCACCCCCAAAATGCACAGTGCACAGTGATTTTTTTTAATAAAAAATATCGAAATATCGGGGTCATTCGTACCCGCATGGCACCCCCGGCCTGGGAAGGACCCAAATTTAAATTAATTTACAAATTAATCTTATTTCCGATTATTTTCCGGCCTAATTCATGGAAATATTCCAGTTCTTTATTCTTCTCATGGCAGATGCCTTCCCACTTCTCGAACACCTTCCATGTCTTGTCCTGTATCTTGATACCGCGCAGTCTATCCAGCAGAGTCAGGTTCACAATGATCTTATCCTGCTGATTCACTCCAGGGATATGGATACCGATAATCGACTGCGTATGACTCTTTATTACAACTCCCTGCATGTACCAACTGTATATGGTGGCACGGTTGAATAAGCTGGGTCTGCTTGCCATTATTGTTCCTCCCTGCATTGCACCTTACCATCGTAAAGTTTTTGGAATTTCGTTGTAACTTCCTCCAGCTCTACAATAGCCGCTTTCCTCCGGCGCTCATTCCGCCATTGGTAAACCCATGTGCTGATACCCACTAAAAGAAGAATCATAAGCAATATCTCATTAATGGTTTCAGGTAGTACAACGATCACATAATCTCGGCCCATCAGTTTAACTCCTTCCTGCACTTCAACCACATGCATGTCTGCTTAGTCCCTGTCCAGTTACCCCATACACATCCTTGACACTTGGTAGGCTGTAGAGGCGACATAGCAGGCACAGGCGGTGGGCGCTTGGTTGATTTAATCATGTATGTTCCCCCGGATAATAATGAATGGTGCATGGCGGAGTTGAACCGCCCATAGTCCTGTATGCACCACAAGCCCGGCATAAGCCGGGTAAGATGATATTGAAACTCTGGCACTACATTGCTGACGCCCCCTATGTGTGCATAACAAAAAGGACGCGGTTACCCTGCGCCCTCATGTCTGCTTATTTTATTTAACTATTAGTGAGAACTACGAAATAGTTTCTATCTATAGGTGGCGTTTGGGGGACAAATTCGGAAAATTCTAAATAAAAGAACCGTTCGTTTTGAAGAACAGTTCTTTACAAGCTATTTACATCTTTAAAATTTATTTTAATTTCTCAGTATGGTCGCCCTCTAAGCTGATCTTTAGAAGGTTTAATGATGGAATCGATTTCGACCAATCCACTTTTATAAGGCTTTATCATAGTTTCAAATTTCAAAACATATTTTTTCCATAAAGCATTAAAGTTACTGACTACTGCATGTCCTGATGCATTCCTCATTTCACTGCTCTCATCGTCCACATATTCATCTCGAATGCAAAACTCATCATTGTGACAAATAACTACGTTACCTGTAATTATATCATTCATATCAAACAATTTCGTAGCACCATCGCTGTAACCATCTTTAATAGGTACTTTATATCCCGTTTCATAGTTTGGGTCTTGTTTGCTGTTTAATTCAAGAATATAGCTATTCCCTCCTGAACCTCTCTTAAGGTATCCAAATTTTGTAGCTTCGCCGTTAGATAACTGGCTCAAGTTAGATTGATAACCATATTCATTTGCTACTTCAATATTAATTTTGGAATCTTTGTAACTCAATGAACTTTCATGCCAAGAGCTAAGTACTCCGGAAAAACCACTTGTAAAAGTATTGTTTTTAAAATTCCCCTTTTGTACAGTATTAGTAAAATTGTCTTCTGATTTTTCAGCTTCAATTATCGTATCTTTTATCAAATATAACCCTGTTCCATCATACTTATCTTCTTTCCAATTTCCGGCATATTTTATATACGTGTTATTACCGGCAGTCTTATTAGTGTGATTATAAATTTGCACTCCATACCCACTTCGCTTCCCATTGACCCAAGAACCAGTATAGGATTTATCAGGGGAGTATTTCATTGTACCTTTCCCATTAGGTTTACCATTTTTAACCTCACCACTATAAACCGCACCATTACTGAGCTTAACTGTTGTAGTTTTAGATGCAGCAAAAGTGTGTGGTGCAATTACAAAAATAAATATTGGCATAAATGCTAATAAAAAAACAAATATTCTTTTCATTAATTTCACTCCTGATTAACTGTTCTCCAATAGTACCTATCTAGTTATAAAAAATTTTTAATTTGTAATAGGGTAAAGTACTTCCCAATTCAATTGATCCGGTGTTTTTAAAACTGTTCCTCCAAAACCAATACCAAATATACCATCAGAATCGGAATAAATCCTATTAATATCAGTATCTTTTCCAACGTGTGGTTCCCATGCCCATTGACTCAATCCTCCATATTTTACTGAGAGTTGATCAATTGATGGAGAAGTATTCCAATCAGAACCATTTATTGAATACACTATAAGTCCGTACATTCCGCTCACTAAATATTGTTCTCCTGTCCAAGAGATCGCTTGTAAAGGCATATTAACAAACTTTCTGTTATCGATAGTTTTCCAAGTAACTCCGTCTATGGATGTATAAATCACACCTCTTAAACCATCTTTCGTTGTTAAATTCCCGTTCCAACCAACAGTTATCCATTGTTTATTATGATAAATAACATCATAAAGGGTGGAACCTTTTATCCCAGGAGAAACTGTCTTCCAATTCAAAAGATCGGTAGAGGTTAAAATTGTACCATCACCAACAACAACATATCGGTTTCCACTATAAGCGATTGCATTAAGATCTCTTATATTACCCATAGAACCTTTAGCCATATTAGTGATGTTTATTTTGCGAATCTGCCAATTTTCCCCGTCAGATGAAACAACAGCGACCTGTGCAGTGTAATAATAATCACGTGGTCCTTTTTTGCTGACTTTTCCAATTGCAACATAGTTTTTCCCTGTATAAATCAAGTCTGTTAATGTAACATCGCTTGCCTGATACTTAAGATTAAATGCTGCCTTATCATTCTTCCTTGTATAATCCAGTATATCTTTAGAGCCAATCAAATCTCCGTATGTTTTTTGAACAATAAACTTTTGCTTATTCCATTTATTCCCATCAGTTGATTTGAGAATTATTCCATCTTCACCCACAGCATACAACACATTTTTATTGGCTACTACCGCATTTAAATACCCTCCAGGAATCGATTCATATTTATCCCATTTTTTTCCGTCAGAACTGCGTAAAATCGTCCCTTTCGTCCCCACAGCTACATACATACCGGAACTAGTTCGAGCAATGTCACGTAAATTACCTACCGAACTAACAAATTCTTCAGGACCTTTTAAAAGATTTTTTGCGGCATAGGTCACTTGTCCTGTGCCTATAAACAATAGAAAGATTATTGCTGTTATACAAATTTTTTTAATCATAGATATACTTCTCCTCCATTTCGCTAGTTATACACACTAAACAATTTAATAGGTATTAAGAATCGCTAATTCTAGTAAATTGTCAGATGTTTAAGACATATGAACTATGTAATCGACTATAATACTACTACTAAACATGAATATACTACCAGTAAAAAAATGTTTTAAATATAATTTGTGAGTTAGATATATGATATTTGGTACTACCGATTAGAGTGATACCCTGTTTGCATTCAAAACAAGAGAAGCCGCTTTTCAGCGGCTCATTTTACTCGAAGGAACAGACTATCTTCAATAGCTTTGGATATTTTACTTTGGGCTCTTCCCACATATTCGGTAACACTATCCTTGGTAATACCCAAATAATCAGCAATCTGACTCCGACTGAAACATTGTCCATGGGCCATAGTATAGCACTCCCTCTCCCGTGGGCTGAGCGTGGATAAAGCGTCCTCTATCTGAAACAACTGCCATTCAGATAGATTAACTGGACTGCCTGCATGATTGCGTTGTACATATGCCTGCATCCTTAACGGATCTACCGGACGTTCACGCTGATAAGCAGCCATCCGTTCCGCACCACGTTTATTCCCCGGTCTTCTTCCTGTATTTAACCATTCTTCTACATATTCACAATCTGATATCATACCTGAAATAACCTTCTTATCATCTGCATCCGCTTTAGCGTATAGTCTTCTGGCGATGTTAAGGGACTTATGATAGTTAAGAGAGGTAGCAGCGCCCAGGTCAACAACATTTGTATCATGCATGTTCTTAATTCTCAGCCCCATGATCTAATCCCCTTTGTGATATAATGGGTTTGAGAAATGAAGTTACATGCCCCCGTGCTCCCTGCCAAGGATGCGGGGGCTTTGTTATGTTCATTCCTCCCGATATCATTTCGTTCAACTCCCCGATATGATCGACTTGTATTGGTGAATTTCTTTTTTTAGTTCACTTCTAAGCCTCACCCCTTTCAAGTTTCGGACATTCTGAATCGGAATGTTAGAGAATATGACTCCTTAAAAGTTAGGAGTCCTGTTTTGGCAAAATCCCAAATCCGAAAACCATTTTATGATGTTGATACTGAGTCTGCTGAAAGTTCAGCACCCCATTTTCTAGCTCCTACGATTCACCCTATCAAAAGCCTGTTGCATATCTGTTCTGATTCGTGGTGTGTAAATACGGCGCTTCTGTATGCATTCAATCCTTTCAGCTCTCCATTTTGCTCTTTCAAACTCATATATCAAATACGGGTGTCCTTCTGAGACTTCATATAAGGGCTGTAGGCGCTCTCGTTCGTTCTTGGCCTCTCTACGCCTTTTCCTATTATCTCGAAGCTGCTGAGAGAGCGCACAAGCTGTCTCAGCATCTATATCAATGAACTCAAGCGCGTGAATTATATCTGTACATTCCTGATCATAGTATTTTACTTCCCGATCACTTTTTTCATAGGCCGTCTTGACCTCTCTCAAAATGTCCTGAATCTGCTGAGCGGCTTCAATGGCTTTTATTTGCAAACCCATAGTTCATTCCCTCGCATTTCAAGAAGTCCATTCTCCAGCCTTGTCGGTTTCGGGAATCGTGGTATTCGGTTACTCCAATCTGCAAAGCGGAACTGGAGACAAAGGGGACAAGTTTCCGAAGAAGCATCATTTTATCAATCAGGTCTGCCCCGTTAAAATCCACTTGATCAATCTCTGCAAGCTCATAGACTGCCTTGCAAAGCTCATATACACCCCATTCATTGTCCGGTCTGTTGTATACCAGTCGGCGGCGAATTTCTATGTGTTTCAATGCTTTACCACGTCTGTGCTCTTGCCTTTGTGATGTAGTCGCTTCCCGCAATTCTCCTGCCTGTGTTCCCACTTCTCCCAAAACGTCTCCCACAGGGATAAGCGAGCTTTCTAGCCGCCGATGTTGGTGAACTGTTCCGGTCAGATTCTTTTGACTTATATGGTGAAATAAATTCAACATAACCGTATCCTCCTTATTTTTCGCTTTGCCGCAGGCGTTCGCACAAAGCATCATATTTATTTAAAGCTGCTGGTCGGCGTGGATCTGATCGGTCGAGCGAATCTATAAATTCGGCACCTTTGAAAATCCGTTCCCTTAGCCGTTCCCGATGATAATCAGCTAATTCATGAAAAAGTTGATCAAAATGGTCGTAAACCGCTTCAAGGGAATCCACGTCACATTCGATCACTACAAATCGTTTATAAGTGTCGCCATCCATTTGCCCTGTCTCGTAGGCGAGAGTAATTTGTCGGTTGAGCATTTCTTGATACTGTTCTGTCAATTCGTCAATATTGATAAATGTCTCGGATGGTCTGCATGGTTCGATCATAGGCCAGTTCCACCACCCCAAGCTTTCCGTTACGCTGTTTAGCGAAATTCACTTCAAGAATGCCTTTCTTGTCTGAACTGGCGTTGTAGTAATCGTCTCGGTACAGCAAGGCGATCACATCAGCAGATGTTTCAATTCCCGTACTTCCCGCCAAGTCAGATACCATAGGACGCTTGTCTTGCCGTTCATTGACTCCCCGTGTCACCTGAGAAAGCCCCATGACGTGGCAATCCATTTCTTTAGCCGATGCTCTCAGCTTGCGACATACACGGGCTAAGGCGCTCCCGCCATTATCGTTTTGTTCACCATGTTCCTTTACGTCTTGAAGATAATCCACAACGACAAAATCAAGGCCTTGCGTCCGTTTAAGGCGGCGCATCACGTCCACGATGTAATCTGCGCTGATTCCCCGTGTGTCGTCTACGTAAATGCTTTTCAGAGCTTCCTTTTCACGGATCATACGATCTTGGTAATGATGTTTAGCCAGGCGACCTGTTCTGAATTGCTCCAAGTCCACCTCAAGCTTGTTAGCCATCATTCGTGTATAAATCTGCCGTTTGATCATTTCGAGAGAGAACATAGCGCACTTGTACCCGGCATTGTTCAGGCGCAGAACGTTTTCGATGGTAAAGGCCGTTTTCCCCATGCTCGTCCAAGCGCCTACTACGGAGAAATCTTGTCTATGCCAGCCTGTCGTAATGGAATCGAGAGGTCTTAAACCAGTCATAAGCCCATAGGCTAGTGTCGGGTCCTCTGCCAGTTTCAACATGTATTCGCTCCACTCGTCCACGTCTCTGCTCGGGTCGCCCATCCCGCCGCTTTCACTCGTTTCAAGAGTAAAGGCAACATTTTGAATATCCCTCAGAATAGTGTCCGGGTCTTCACCCTCCACCGTCCTGCTGTGTAATTCGTTAGCCAGGGAAAGGATGTCTCCCGCAAGCCTATCCTTCTTGAGCGTGCGGATTAAAAGAGGAACACGGTTTTCATTGAAAGCAGCTTGACGAAATTCCATCAACACCTTAACGCGGTCTGCATCGCAACGGGAAACTACCCCTTTGTAAGACAACCCCTCTTGCTCGTCTACTTCTTGAATCAAGTGATACAGCCAAGTGTATTCGCCAAACAAATCAGGCGACAAAAGATGTTTATTCGCCCGGTATAGAGTCGGGTCTTTCAGGAAGTTCCCTAGCAGTTCTTCGCTCGGCTGCGTTTCTCTCAGATTGTGTTCGGTAAACATGATCGAAGAAATCTCCTTCCCCGGAACTTAATTTCACGAGTTCATTTATTTTTGGCATCCGTTTCAGGACTTGCGATGGACGCGGTATAAAATCAGATTCTTGGAGACAATGAATCACGGCTTTCCTCGCTGGACCGTATTCAACATGCCCAATGACCTCCCACCATGCTTTCAATTTCTCTGGAGTAATGTTGATAGGGAAAAACTCTCCAATCAGCTCCAGTAATTTATTCACTTCACCGTGGTTCACGGACTGTCGTCTCCTTCCTCAAGCTGTCTTAATTGCTCAGGAGTAAGCCGATTCCCCGGCTGCTTAATACCTCCGTTCTGATTCATCACTTGTTCCCTAAGTGCTGGCAACTTCTTAGCCGATTCCTGTTCTGTTGTCTTTCTGACAATCCCGAAGGTATAAGCTTCCTGAGCGCTTTTCTTTTCAGCCATGTTCATATGGGTTCTTATTGCGTATTCCACACGAACGAATGAGTATTTATCAAAATAGGCCATGATTTTGTGAATGATGCTATCGGATATTCTTCGAGTTGTCCTTGTCTCTCGAATGAAATCAAGATACTCGTCAACCAGTTTTAAAAGTTCTGGAGAATAGCGTGAGCGGAAATTTTCAATTTCAGCACATAAGTCTTTTAAATCTTCTTTATTTCCCTTATCCCCTTTATTACCTTTCTTGTTTGTGTTCACTAGCTGTTCATTTGATGTTCGTTTGCTGTTCACTAGCTGTTCATTTTGATGTTCAAACTGTTGTTCATTTTGTTCGTCTTCGCCCTGATAAAAGGCCCAATTATCAACGGTTATGACTGAAAATTTGTTGTTCGCTTCTATCGTCAAAAAACCATCTGTTTCAAGCTTCTTCATCCACCGCCAAACTGTAGAATCTGAAACTTTTTCTTTTCTTTTTAAACCGCGATTATACGTGGTTTCAAGCTCGAATCTTCCGGTAACAAATTGACCGGGTTGGACAAGAACAGTTTGCCGCCCGATCGGTTGGTAATGCTCTGCGTAACTTGCCTCCAGCAAACAGATTGACCACAGACGATAAAGCTGCATGTCGTTGAAAATGGGGTTGTCCATGATCTTTCGATGCAGTTTTATCCATCCTTTCCCTGCCATATTTTCACCTACTCTTTTAGGTATTCCGTTCCCACACGGGGGATGCTTCGGCAATCACAGCAATCCCTCTCGTCTTCGTACCAATTGCAGCTATATTCGCTAACCTCTGACCCATTCACGTTTATAGACCGGGCATACCAAGTAATCTGCCGATTTTCTCCACAAGCAGCCGAAATGAAAGGAACACCATCCTCTGGTCTTATTCCGTGGGCGACGACCACAATTTTGTGTCCTGACCAATGCGGAATGCTTTCAACTCCATAACCGAACTCTTGCACCAAAAATCCCATAACGATTGGATCATCAATCCCGTTAATACCCTGGTTGGTTGCCAGCTTATCCAACAAAGACAAGGCACCCGCTGCACCCAAACGATTAACCAGAGTAGAAAGAGCCTCACGAATCTTAGGAGGAAGTCCACCATCTTTATTTTGTTGTTGCTGTACAGTTGACATATAGTATCCTCTCCCCATTGGAGGGACAGCCCTTGCACTGTAAGAATGCATGATGCTATAATGTGCGCGTAGGCTTGTCCCGTGATATGTGATGCCTTAACGCCCCGCCAAGGTATTGTTAAGGCTCTCTGCTTGTTTCTCAAAATGACCACGGATTAAATCGAAATGAAAGCTCTCTTCCTCACTGATTTTTCCAACAACCTTAATAAGTTCACCTAACAACATTTCTTTAGTAAATTGATCATCGCCCTGAACAGCGAGAAGTATAGTCATTAGATCCGTTCTTATAGCAGAAATTTGCAAGCTGCTACAGGTGTGATTAAGCAAAGAATCATCATCAAGAACTTGCGGTTTTACACTCATACACTTACCGCCTCTCTACGGGCTTTGTATACGTCCTCTGCCTTGCCTGCGTATACATGGTCTATTGATATTTTGTAATAGGCAAGGAGTCTCAGGTAGCCGTACAAATTAGCGCCACCTGAATCTACCTCCCACCGTTTCAAGGTACGGACTGTAATTTCCGTTGCTTCACTTACCTCTTCGAGAGATTTATGACAGTTCTCACGAACCTGCTTGAGTGTCAATTGATTAGCAAGACTCATTGTTCTTCCTCCATATCATCAGGATCAATATGAAAACGATAGTCTTCATTTGCATATCCAAGAAGGTCAGAAAGTTTGCCCAGATTTTCTGATTGCTGCTTAAATTCTTTTGATATTCTCGTGTATCCTCCACTAGAAGAGATTGCCGATTTTCGGGCTAACTCGTCTTTTTCCTTATCAATGCCGAACGTAGCATCCAGTAGATCATCAAACTTTAGGATTCTAATAAATTCGATCAATTCGCGTTCCTGATTAGTTACATTCATAGGCAATAAAATCCCCATTTTGTTTTGCCTCCTTTATTGAGCAGCGTTATACCGCTGCGATTTTTTGATGATGTTACGAACGATAATAGCGTGTTGCAATGGATTGCCGAACCATAATCGGGCCAGTTCTGGAAGAGTCATAACCCTGTTCATTTGGCTTCCACAACCTTAAGGTTGGGTTTGTTTGGAGTCATACCCACTACATCCCCGTATTCGTCATACTCTGCTGTAAAGGTCTGGAGAGGCTTTCCCGTGATCTCTTCCATGAGTCCAAATGTGTCTATCATATTCTTGCCTGTTTCAGCTTTATATTTATCCATAGTTTGGAAAATGTGAGTCATGAAAATATCCATTAAATAGCAATCTTGTTCATGTTCTAGCTTCTCAATAAAGATTAATTCCTTAAAAATCTCACTGTCGATTTCATCAGGAATTTTGATGTACCGACTTGCAAATGATTCCTTCGGGCTACCATCCCAATATTTCAGATTCTTGTCCAATGTAATGACTTGTAAAAAATCATCTTTGTTGATAGTTCTTCCATTAGCGAAAAGAGCTTCAATGTACAGCATAAAATCAAAGTCTTTACCCGGCAGGGGCTTTTCTACGATCCTCTTTAATTGATCCCAGAAATCCTTAGTTTGAAGAACAAGAGTAGAAACATTTTCCGAAAAATCAGTCTGCGCCATTTCCTTTGCAGCTTTGCTCATTTCCTTAATCTCATTTAGTAAAATAATAATTTCTTCTTTTGCCGCTCGGAACTTTCTGTGAATGGCTGTACTCTTGCGTCCGTAAATTCTCATTGCTGCAAAAACGTTGGACATTTTGTATGAAGGAAGGGCCAGCATCTTGTCAAAATCGTAACTCTTACCGACTTCTTTCTTAGCAATTTCAACATCCGAAGGTGACATATTACGAATGGAAAAGGTTGCCACTGATTCTCCTACTTTCAAATTAAGATCAATAAGATCAATCCCTAATTGGCTACGCGTGGTGCTGTACTGTTCCAGTTTTTCATTTGTTTTAATCACCCAAGCATTCAACTTTTGTTTCATTTCAAATTTGTTCATTTTTCCTCTTTCCTTTCGGATTATGTTTTTGTAATGACTTCAATTTATTCAACGCTCCATACCGACTCGTGGTTGGTAATTAAGCCTATCCTGTTCGCGGCCCCATGCATCCAATGCAGCAGAGCTGAACATGATACGTGTTCCATATCTACGATGTGGAACTATTTTCTTTTTGCACATGTTATATAACGTTTTGTCTGCTATACCTAAATACTCAGAAGCTTGGGCAACATCCAATTTTCTGTCCTGAGATATGTTCATTTGATTTGATAAAAAATCAATAATATCAGGCTGGATTTTTGCTAACACTCGCTTGGATATTTCATCTAACAAGTCTTTACTATCCATGCTCTCCCTCCCTTTTTTTAAAGAGAAATAGTCATTTATACTTGCGTTATTTAAAATGACGGTTTATAATAATGACTGTAAGTATATTACTTTTGTACAACTTCGACTTCTGCCAAGTCCGGAAATAAACTTTCTGGTGGAACACCAAAGTATTTTGCAAGTTTGAAAAGTAAAACAGCGTCTGGGTTGCCTCTTCCGCTTTCTATATTGCGGATATGGCTTTCACTAACTCCAAGATCAATTGATAATTTTCTTTGGGAAATATTGAACTTTGCACGCAAAATACGAAATTGTTCTCTGCGTTTTAAAGAAACACTCACGGTATCACCTCAATCTTTAATGTGTTTTTAAATTACATTATTATCATAATCGATATTTAAAAACACGTCAATGGTATAAACGTAATTTAAAAAAACTTTTTTTTGAAAAGGGGATTTATATGAATTCAGAAGAGCGTAAACTCATGGGGCTGCGCATACGGTCAGAAAGGGAGTTAAAGGGATATTCACAAGATGTACTCGCGGAGAAACTAGGTATGGGCAGAGCGAATATAGCTAATTATGAATCAGGCCGTGTGATTACACCTGGCAACATATTGAAAGAGATGTCAAAGTTATTTGATGTCGATACAGACTATATTTTGGGTCTTAGCGATGTCAGAAGAAAGTCCAGTAACAACAAGGATGAAGAAATACCAGCTTGGGCTACAAAAAAAGATATACGGGATTTCAAACAGCTTTTGACCGACGACCAAGAATTAATGTTTGATGGCGTACCTTTAGACCACGCAGATAGGCAACGGATAAATGACGTACTGACAGGGTTGTTTTGGGAAGCTAAACGCTTAAACAAAGATACCTATGGGAGAAAAAAGAACACCAATAAAGACAGCTCAGATAATAACAATGAGTAGGTGACCCCATGGATAATGTAATTCAAAAGCTTGTAAAAAAATACGGAACAAACGATCCTTTTGAAATTGCCAAAGGATTAAATATTACTGTGGTTTATGAAAATCTAGGTAAAGCAACTCGTGGCATATACTTTCGGAAATTGCGAAGAAGGTTCATTGTTATTCACAGTGGACTTTCGGAAGAATGGCAAAGAGTTGTATGTGCTCATGAGTTGGGTCATGATCGACTTCACCCAGGATTGGGAAGGTTTTGGTTAGACGAAAATACATTCTTCAATACCGGAAAATATGAACGTCAGGCCAATACTTTTGCGGTTAAACTACTTACTTTTAACGAGCAACAGAGAACCGACGAACCAATAAATCATTTCTTATTGCGTTGTGGTATTCCTCGTGAAATACATAAATTGTTTTTGTAGGCTTTTACCCTCAGTGAAAGCTTACTTTCTACACCCAAAAAACCAAACATATGTTCTATATTTTTAAAGGAGGTGGTGCTAACTGGAATAAACTAACCACTAAATTGAAAGGAGTCATACTATGGCTAAAGGTAGTATTGAAAAGAGAGGGAATAACAGTTGGCGTTTAAGCGTAGATGTTGGATTACTTCCAAACGGTGAAAGGGATCGTAGGAGAAAAACCATTACTGTAGATGATCCAGCATTATTGAAAACCACAAAAAAGCTCAAAGATCATCTCGAAATTGAACTTGCTAAATTTAAAATCGAAGTTGAAGCAGGTGAATACATTTCACCTGAAAAAATGAAATTCGAAGAGTTCAAGAATGAATGGGTGCGTAAGTATGCAGTCAAGTATTTAGAAGAGACCACCTTAGAAAACTATAATCGTCACTTAAAAAACCACATAATCCCTATGTTTGGTCATATGCGTATTGACCAAATAAAACCACTACATGTAGTAACTTTTTTGGATAAATTATCAGAACCAGGCGCACGCAAAGACGGAAAGAAAGGGGGATTAAGCAGCACGTCCAGAAGATTTACACACCGTGTACTTAAGGATATACTTGATCGCGCTGTTGAATGGAAATTAATTAAGAACAATCCAGCTAGTGAAGTAAAACGTCCTAAGCTGGATACTGAGGAAAAAGATTTTATGGACGAAGATGAGTTGTTTGCAATGTTTGAGTTACTGGAGAACGCCCCTCTTAAATGGCGTGTTATGATTGAATTAGCTGCCACAACTGGTATGCGTCGTGGCGAGTTGCTTGCCCTTGATATAAACAAACATATCATTATTGAAAAAGAAAATGGTCTGGAATCAGCGTATATTCAAGTTCGTGAGTCATTGGCATATGCTAATAAGCAGACAATTTTTAAGGATGTAAAAACCAAAAAGTCCCGGCGTACAATTCCAGTAGCTGATGAAGTTTTGCCTATTCTAAAAAAACGAATCAATGAAGTAAAAAGAAATAAGTTGTTTTTTGGAGACAAGTGGCAAGGCGGTGATAGGCTGTTGCTTTTTGGTCAGGACAATGGATTACCAATGTTCCACACATCACCAACATGGTGGTTTAGAAAGTTCTTAAAGAAAAACAAATTAAAACATTTGCCGTTTCACGGCCTCAGACATACAGCAGCCACATATCTAATGAGTAAAGGTGTACCTATTAAACAAATTCAGTCACTCCTTGGACATGCAGACATACGAACGACTGGTAATATGTATACTCACGCAATTGAGAAAATGAATAAAGAAGCTATTCAAACATTTAACCAACTGAAAAGACGAAATTCATAA